GATAAATTTTAGAGATATTTCATATGTAATTCCTAGAGTAAACTGGGCGACAGGAACTATATATGATCAGTACGATGGTAATTATAGTACAAGTTTTACGGCAACAAGCGGAGCTACGAGTCTTAAGACTGCGAACTTTTATGTATTGACCACCTCTTTCGGTGTTTATAAATGTATCTTTAATAACAATGGTGCAGCATCTACTGAAGAACCTTCTGGGCAAGACATAACTACTGTTACAACATCAGATGGTTATATTTGGAAGTACCTATATACAATTCCTCTTTCATCTCAAAATCGCTTTTTAACTGTAGACTTTATGCCAGTTCAAAGAGCGGTTACAAATGCCTATTACTCTAAAGGTGAAGTTAGTAGTATTACTATTGATACCGCAGGGTCTGGTTATATTGGTAATTCAGCCGTCACACTTTCTGTACAAGGCCAGTTTTTAGGCCTGACGGGTAATTCAATTGCAAATTTAACACCTGTATTTAATACCTCCGGTGAATTTATCGATGTTATTATTGAAGATGCTGGAGCAAACTATAAAACTGCAACTATTAACATCACAGATGCTTCTGGTACTGGTACCAGTCTTCTTAAAAATATAAGTAATGTTAGAATTTATAACCCTGGTACAGGGTATACTGCGGCGGCTGTTGCTAATACAACTGCAACTATAGCAACTTCTGGTAATATTCAGCCTACTGCTAATGCATTTGCAAACTTAATATTCAGTAGCAACTCTCTTGTCGATATTGTTATAACCAATAAGGGTACAGGTTATAATACAAACGTTATTGCAAATACAACAATAACAATATCTACTACTGGTAATACTCAACCAACATCTAATGCGACTGCAAATCTTTATTATGCAACTTCTGCTGTTTTGACCCCCGTATTACGCAACGGTGCTATTCATTCAGTTCTTATTGAAGATGAAGGTACAGGTTATGACTCTAACATTCAGACAACTATTTCTACTATTGGTGATGGTACAGGATTTGTGGCAACACCGTTTATTAACGCTGCCGGTCAAATAGAAGATATAATTATTGAAGAAAGAGGTACTGGGTATACTAGCTTAGATATTTCTTTTGCAAGCGCTACTGGTTCAGGTGCTACAGCACACGCTAATCTATCTATTGACGATTTAGATACCTTACAAACAATTGTAGAGCTTTCTGCAATTAGAGGCGGTATTCATGCATTTAGAGTAAGCAATGTAGGGTCTGGTTATACGTATGCTAACGTTGTAATTACAGGAGACGGAGATGGCTTTGTTGGTCAACCGGTTATAGTAAACAATACAATCAGTTACATATCTGTTACTTCTCCAGGTTCTGGTTACAACTATGCTAACGTTGTAATAACAGGTAATGGCTCAAATGCTAACGTATCTGCAATCATTTCCCCTTACGGTGGACATGGTAGTGATCCTGTCAGGGAACTCTTTGCTGATACGTTGATGCTAACCTCAACCATAAATAATGAAAAGAACCAAGGTATTACAGTCAGTAACGACTATAGACAATTTGGTATTCTTAAAGACATTAAGATGTATGGCTCAGAACAAGAGTATGCAAACCCTGCAAATAGTGGTAGAGCATTTGCTAATATCTCAGGTAGTTCTTGCTTTTTAGTTACCCTTGATACTGTAAGTGGATTAGCAGCAGATACTCTTCTCCAGCACAGCATGGGAGATTCAACACTCGATTTAGAAGTTGTTGAAGTCATTAGTGCTTCCAATCAAATACTTTTAATGTACAAAGATACTCATGATTTAGCTGTAGGTGATGTTTTGCTAGATACAATTACAGATACAGAATATACTATTGATACAATCAATGCGGAACCTACTATAAATAAATTTAGTGGAGACATGCTATACATCGATAACAGAACAGCTGTTAGCTATAGCGCCCAGCAACTAGTTACATTAAGAACAGTAATCAAATTATAATAGGTAAGAGATGGCGATTAATTTTAACACCGATCCGTACTACGATGACTTCAGTGAAAATAAAGAATTTTACCGTATTCTTTTTAAACCCGGTCGTGCTGTTCAAGCCCGTGAATTAACCCAATTACAGACAACCTTACAAAATCAAATTGCAAGATTTGGTCAAAATGTATTTAAAGAGGGTGCAATTGTAATACCTGGGCAGCAAATATTTGATAAGTTCTACAGCTTTGTAAAACTTACCGAAAGCTTTAACAGTGTATTTTCCGATGATATTATAGCAGACCTAGTAGGAGGTACAGTTGTAGGTCAAACAACCGGTGTAACAGCTCGTGTTGTAAACCATACTGTGTCTGAAAATGGCGACCCTTCTACAATTTATGTAAAGTACACCGGGTCAGGAACAGATAAGACTACTGCAGTATTTGCAGATGGTGAACTATTAACCTTTACATATGGTGCAAATAGTACCGCTGTACTACAAGCTGCTGCCTCTTCTGCTACCGGTAAGGGGGTTGCGTTCTCAATTGCAGCTGGTGTTATTTTTTGTAAAAACAATTTTGTATACTTTGGAGATGAGACACATATTGTTTCCAAGTACACTGATAACCCATCAAAATCCGTTGGCTTCTTAGTTACAGAAAGTATACTTACATCTGATGAAGATGAAAGTTTATTAGATCCTGCTGCGGGGTCAAATAATTATTTTGCACCAGGTGCCGATCGATACTCAATAAATCTATCTCTTCAATCTAGAACTTTACCTGAAGCAGATACTGTAGATAACAACTACGTAGAAATTTCTAAGATAGAAGATGGTATTATGATTTATCAGAAGTCTGCTTCTGATTATAACGTTTTAGGTGATGTACTTGCAAGACGTACATTTGATGAGTCTGGTAATTATACTGTCAAACCATATAGCTTAGAAAATATCGAACACCTAAGAACTTCAGCTGCGGGTATTAGAGACGGGTTGTTTACAGCAAATGCGTCTGGAAATGCTGACCTAGTCGCTAGTATAATTTCACCTGGTAGAGCATATGTACTAGGCTATGAGATTGATAATTTAAAGAGTAAATATGTTATTAACACTAAAGCAAGAGACTTTACAGCAGTTAATAACAGTACAGTTTCTACATTAGTAGGCAGTTACGTAACTATAACTGGTCTTTATTCTATACCTGATCTAATAACTTTAAATGAAGTAGACTTATATAACGGGTATACAGCTACCCCGGGAGCTCCTGCAGGTACTAAAGTAGGTACTGCAAGAATTAGATCCATTAACTATGTGTCTGGTTCTGGTATGACTGCTACCTATACTGCTTACCTGTTTAACATTAAGATGTCAACAGGATATGCTTTTGATAAAGATGTAAGACAGATTTATTATAATAACAGTGGTTTTGTTGATTCTACTGCTAACGTAGTTCCTACACTGGTCACTATTACAGGTACCGTTACAACTACCAATGCAAGTAATGTTATTACGGGTGCTGGTACAAAATTTAATACTGACCTACGAAGTGGCGATTATATTACTATTAATGGTAATATTTCTGCAATTAGTAGTGTGGTAAGTGATACCTTTGTTTATGCTAGCGCTAACTTAATTGGTAACGTCTCAGGTATCAGTGCATCTAAGCATACATCTGTAATTACAAATAATCCATCAGAAAATGATGCAACTTATTTGTTTGAATTTCCTTACCCTATAATTAAAACAGTTGATCCAACAGATACTGAAACATCTTACAGTACAAGACGCGTATACGATAGAACGTTAAGTGGTGGTAATGTATCTATTACAGCTGGTACAGATGAAGTGTTTGCACCTTTCTCTGTAACCAACTATATTGTTGTAGATAAGTCAGATGGTTCGTATATTCCTCTGACTGGTAACGTTACAAGATCGGGATCACCAACGGGTAAGACTGTTACATTTACATTAGGAAGCGGGTATGGTACTAATGATGTACGTATTATATCTACTATTGCTAAAACTAATTCTGCAGCAAATAAGAAGACTAAGACTCTTGTTAGTGGAGCTACAATTGATTATAC